GATTAGTAAAAACGGTAAACTAACGCCTAAAGGTGCGGCGTTAAAGAGGTGGCGCTGCTAGCGCGCGCCCCTTACCGACTACCGGTAGTACGCCCAGCCTTAAAAGCTGGGCTACCAACGTATACACTATATACGTATACACTATTTTGCGGCGGTACATCCCCAGTATAACACGAAATATTCGATTTGTCAAGCGTTTTTTTTTTAATTAAAATTTTTATCTTGACAAACCTAACAATGTATGCTATACTGTATTAAATAGCTTAGGAGACTAAGAATGAGTTTTTTTGGATCATTTAGTAGCGATGCATCCCTTACATGGAAAACAGCCGTTCGTGCTGCTAGTACTGCTGATGTACCTTTATCTGGAGCAACCCCCTTACAAGTAGATAACGTAACTCTTGTAAACAACGATAGGGTACTACTTAAAAATCAGGCATTACCAGAACAAAATGGTATCTATGCTGTAGCAATTTCTGGGGGTACTTACACCCTAACTAGGTCAAATGACGCAAATACTTTACGAGAAGTTTTGCCAAATATGTGCGTGCCTATTAGCGAGGGCAACACGCATGCTGATCAGGTTTTTCAATTAGTAACAAATAGCATTGCAACACTAGACGTAACACCTCTTAGTTTTGTTTTAGCAAGTGTTACAGATCACGGATTGTTACAAGGATTAAACGACGATGATCATACACAATACCACAATGATACACGCGCAGATACGTGGCTTGGTACTAAAACAACCACAAATCTTGCAGAGGGTACAAACCTTTATTTTACTAACCAACGTGCAAAAGATGCGGTAATAAGTCAAAATATTACAAATGGTGTTACCGATTTATCTCCAAGTGAAAATGCTGTATTTGATGCTTTAGCTCTAAAAGTCGATTCAGTATCAGGAACAGCTCCAATAGTATCTTCTGGTGGAACAACCCCAGCAATTTCAATTAATGATTTTCAAGGAACTGACGGGGTACTACCCGGAAGTAAAGGATCAGTACCTGCTCCTTCAATATTTGATGTTGGTAAATATTTAAAAGCAGATGGCACGTGGTCTACTATTACAACGTTACCACCTTTTTCTCAAGATAGAGTATTATATTCAACTGCAAGTGGGGCTGAATGGCGAATAGCTGGTCTTGGTTCTTCCGACGCAAGTTATCCATCTAATACTATTATTTTAGGTCGCGGTCTTCCAAGCGGAATGACTGGAACAAACGGTATTTTGTTAGGTGTTGGATCAAATTTAGGAGACGGATCAAATCAAGTAATTATTGGTTATAACTCAGGGCGTTCTACAGATGGAGCTTTAGGAGCAGATAATACCGTTGTTGGAGCTGACTCTTTTAATGGTGGATCTTTAACTACAGCAAATAATATAACCATACTTGGAAAAGGATCAGGAAAAGCTATTACATCAGCTTCGTCAGTGGTAATTATCGGTTCTGGTTGCGGAACTGGTCTAACTAGCGGAAGCGAAAATATATTAATAGGAAGCGCTGGAAATTCTTTAACTACAGGAATTTTAAATACGGTAGTTGGTTGGCGCTCAACTGGCACTGGACTTTCTGGATCTTCTGTTTATGAAGCCACTTGCATAGGAACTAGAAATTTATGCGGAAGCGTAAGCGTTGCAATTGGTGATCTTTCTGCCGCAACGGGATTTTCAGTAGCGGTGGGTAATAGTTCTGGATCAAATGGTGGACAATACGCAACTTGTGTGGGTTATGCAGCAAATTCTTATGCAACTAATTATGTAACTTGTATTGGAGCACAATCAACTGCAAGAGGAACTGGTTACGGAGTTTCAATTGGTTATAGAAGCGGAGCAGTTAACACAGGCACTGACACTGGTGGATATAACACCTGTATAGGTTCTTTTGCTGGTGGGTCCCTAAATAACGTATCGGCTACAAGAAACGTATATTTGGGTTACTATGCTGGTGGTAGAAGTACCACTCAAGGTAATGAATTATTTATTGACAACCAAGACAGAACAACATATGCACTTCAACAAACAAATTCATTAATTTATGGTGTATTTAACGCAACGCCATCTTCTCAAACATTAACATTCAACGCAACAACAACATCTACTTATGGTCTTGTTGGAAACAATAACGGTGGGGATTTTGATAGTTATATTAAAGGTCTTACTGATGATAATTTGTTATATGTTGATGCATCAACTGACAGAGTTGGTATCGGCACAGCAACGCCAGCAGAAAAACTAGAAGTAAACGGAAATATTAAAGCAGTTTCAAATTTACAACTAGGCGGCGCATCAAATTTGCTGTCCGGCATTAGCGGAGCTTTCTTTTTGGTTTCTGAAACTGCAGCAAGCCCAGCTCGTATTGAACCACGATTTTACGCCGACAATTCTAGCTCAGCACGCATATCGTTTAGAAAAAGCAGGGGAACAGAAACTGTCGCAACGCAAGCATTATTAAATGACGAATTAGGTCGAATAACTTTTAGCGGAATGGGAGATGCCGGTTCGTTTAGAGATGGTGCTCGTATTAGCGTAATTGCTGCAGAAAATACAACAAATACATCTAGTGCTGGAAATTTGTTATTTTCAACAACGCCAAGTTTAAGCACTACGCCACAAACAAGAATGATTATAGATAGTACCGGGAATGTTGGTATTGGTACAGCAACTCCAGCAGAAAAACTAGAAGTAAATGGAAACGTAAAATGTGGAACTGTTTCTTTTACTGCTGATGCAAATCGCCAAGCAACAGTTGCAAACTTAGGATTTTTAACTGTAACTAAAACACATGATTTTGGATCTATAGCTCACGGTGCACAAGAAGAAACAACGATAACTGTAACAGGTGCTGCTGTTGGTGATGCAGTTTTTGTAGGTCCTCCTGCTTCAATTGAAGCAGACTTAAGTTGGGGAGCTTATGTAAGTGCCGCAGATACAGTGACATTACGAGTACATAACGTAGCTAGTAGTGGTAATATTAATCCAGCTTCCGCAACTTGGAGAGTAACCGTTTTAAAATCATAACATGAGCTACACAAAACTAAAAGATGCGCGTAGTACTTATTCATTAGATAGTCTACGTTTAAACATAAAGAATAAACAAAACATTGCACCACAAAAAGGTGCCGTTGAGCTTTATGTTCGCAATAACAAATTATATATGATGCTTGATGATGGTACCGAATATGAAGTTGGATATCAAGCAGAACAAGAAATTAAAAGGATTACGGTAAGTAGTAGTTACCAAGTCAGTACAGATGATTATTATGTTGGTGTTACTGCAGGTAGTTTAACTATTACATTACCTAAAGCAAGTTTGGTAAATAATGGCCATACGGTCGTTATAAAAGATGAAAGTGGTCTAGGTACCACAGTTAATGCTAGTACGGGCGATAAGATTGATACCAATGTTACGCCGGGTACAGCTACCTTACTTGCATACGAGTCATTAACGCTTGTATGCAATGGTGCAGACAAGTGGTTATTGATTTAACCATTAAATAAAGGTAAAAACAAATGGCATTTATTCGTAATGTCGATAAGCTGATTGAAGGCTTAGAGAATAAATTCTTTACTGAAGCCAGAGCTAAAGCAGCTCTTGCTCCAGAACTAGCAGCCGAAGAGTCTGCTCGTTTAGCTGGCGATGCTGCAGAATCTGCTGCTCGTCAATCTGCTGATAACGCCTTAGATGCTCGATTAGATGTAATCGAAGGATCTGGTGAAGGATCAGTAGCAAAAGCTGAACAGGATGCTAAAGACTACGCAGACCAAAAGGTGGCTGCATTAGTTAATAGCGCTCCAGAAGTACTGGACACCCTAAAAGAGTTGTCTGATGCTTTAGGTGGAGATGAAAACTTTGCAACAACCGTTGCAGGACAAATTGGCGTTGTTGACGCTAAAGTTGAACAAGAGATTCTTGATCGTCAATCCGCAGTCTCTGCAGAGCAATCTGCACGTGAATCTGCTGATCAAGCTCTAGACGGTCGTCTTGATGTATTGGAAGCCGACCCTACTACTAAATCATACGTAGATGGGGAAGTTTCAGATCTTCAAGGTCAAATTACACAAGAAATCTCTGACAGACAACAAGCAATTTCTGATGAAGAAGATGCTCGTGAACTGGCCGATAGCAACCTATCATCCAGAATCTCTGTACTTGAGCAAGATCCGGTAACCAAAGCATATGTTGACGGAGAAGTTTCTGATTTGCAAGGGCAGATCACCCAAGAAATTTCTGATCGTCAGTCAGATGTAAATGCTGAAGAGTCTCGTGCTCTTGCAGCAGAAGGTTTATTAGATGGTCGCATTGATGTACTAGAACAAGACCCTACAACCAAAGCATATGTAGATGGTATTCAATCTGCATTAGATTCTAGACTAGACGTATTAGAGTCTGACCCAGTTACCAAAACATACGTAGATGGCGAAGTATCTGACCTACAAGGACAGATTACGCAAGAAATTAGCGATCGCCAAGCTGATGTAGATGCTGAAGAACAGCGTGCTATGTCTGCTGAGTCTGCACTAGATGGTAGACTTGATATTATTGAAGGCGCAGATAACATTGAAGGATCTATTGCTAAAGCCGAAAAGGACGCAAAAGAATACGCAGACGGTATTGTTGAATCTGAAGAACAAAGAGCAATGTCTGCAGAAGCTGCTCTTGATGGACGTCTTGATATTTTAGAACAAGACCCAGTCACCAAGACTTACGTTGACGGAGAAGTTAGCAATTTACAAGGTCAAGTCTCTACTGAAAAAGGGCGTATTGATGCTATACTTTCTGCTTCGCAAGCTGATAAAGATTCGTTTGCAGAAATCGTACAGTTAATTAACAGCGTTGACACTGCTAATGATAATGCATTTGCTTCATATGTTCTTAGTAATAATGCTGCATTAGCACAAGAAGTTAGCGATAGACAATCTGACGTTAACGCAGAAGAATCTAGAGCACTTGCTGCCGAAGGTCTTCTTGATGGACGTTTAGATGTTCTTGAAGCTGATCCAGTAACAAAGAGCTATGTTAACGCTGCAGATGCTCTTCGATTAAAACTTGATGGTTCAAATTCAATGACAGGTCAATTAAATATTGATTTGCCTGCAAATTCACAAATGGCTTTAAGAGCTACGAGTGTGCCTACTTTAAATGGCATTATCGGGGCAATGAATTTTCAGCCATATAATGGAACTGGGTATACCTCTTCCGTTAAATTAAGTGGTATTGCAACTGAGGGCCATACATCATCAGCTCGTGGAAGTAAGCTAAACATAGAGGCAACTGCCAACGGTTCTACAAGTAGAACAGTGGTAGCTTCTTTTGCAGGCAATAGAGTCGATATGTTTCAGAATTTATACGTTAATAACGTATTAATTCCAGATACAACCTATGTCGATAGTCAAGTTAGTGCTGAAGCAAGTGCTAGATCTGCTGAAGATTTAACATTGTTTAAAAAAGATGGAAGTAGAAATTTAGAAGGTAACTTCTTATTTTCTGCTGAAACCTTTAACATTGGTAATAGTACAGCAAACAGACCTAATCAAATAAACGTTAAATCAAATATTTTATTAGGATATTCTAATGCTTCTCCTGCAGCGCAAACGACATCATATGGATCTATGAGTGGTACTGGTTTAAATCTTACTAACTTTACTGGTAATCCTTCTATAGTTCTTGGCAGATATGGTTACAACCCGACTACAAGTACGTATTCTGCCCTTGCAGCAGAAACTATTATGGGTGTAATTTCTTTTGGCGGTGGTTTAAGTACTAACAGCACCACAACACCAATAGTATCAATTACAGGCGTAAGCAATGAAGCTTTAAGTACTACTAATAGAGGTAGTAAATTAAGATTTAGTGTTATACCAAATGGTACTTCTTCTTTTCAAACACCAATGGAAATTGTTGGTAATGAAGTTAGAATGCTTAGAGGACAAAAAGTAGCATATTCCACAAAAGCAGTAGATTATACTATTGTTGAAAGTGATTATATTATTGCTGTTTCTGACCTTTCTGTATCTCGCGTAATGACACTTCCAAGTGCTTCAGTAATGGGCGCTGGAAAAGTGTTTATTATTAAAGAACAGTCAGGAGCTGCATCACAATCTAAATATATTCAAATTCTACCTCAGTCTGGTCAACAGATTGATGGGCAATCTGATTATAAAGTTGTAATGCCTTACGAATCGGTAATGCTTGTTTCTAACGGAACACACTGGTTCATTATATAATTTATAAACTTGAGGGGTTCAGAGAAATCTGGACCCTTCTTAAACTATGCCCAAGCACTATACAAAAAAATTTCAAGAAGCCTATGATCAGGTTTTACAGATAGCAAAGCTCGAAGGGCCAGAGAGGGGCAAGCTGGCCTTTCGGGATGCTATGTTAAAGTTAGGACACGAAGAACGCATTCGTAACCTTTACCGCGTTCAAGACAAACTCACCAAACAAGCAAAGTTTTTTATACCAAACGCTCCACAAGAAAAATACCTAAAGACCAAACACGTGCGTAACATTATTCTTAAATGCCGACAAGTAGGGTTTACAACTCTAAATTGCATTCGTGCTTTAGATTACGCGCTTTGGGAAAGCAATATGCGCACTGGCATTATGTGCCACAAACTACAGGTTGTTAAAACAATTTTTAATGATATTACAAAATTTTGTTATAACTGGTTTTTACGAGACTGGGGGCATTTATATAAGCCAGTCGAAAAAAGTGATTCAAGTACTGCTCTTAGTTTTTCACACGATGGGCTTGGTCGCCCATTAGAATCTTCCATTCTAGTTCTTCACGACTTTCGTGGTAAGACCATTCATTTTATGCACGTATCAGAAGCCGCCCGTATTGAACGTGATCGTTTAGTTGGATCTTTAAACGGCGTGCCTGATAACGGAGAGATTACATTAGAGTCTACCGCAGCCGGTAGATCAGGAGAATTTTATCGCCTTTGGCAAAGTTGGAAATCAAAAGGAAGTGTAGCACCATATCGTGGATGTTTTATTCCTTGGTATAAGTATTACCCAGAAAATTTAGACGAATGGGAATTACCAAAAGAAACTGTACTTACTAATCGTGAACGCGAATTAATGGCAATGTACAAAGATAAAGTGACTGAAAGTCACATCTTTTGGCGCAGATGGTGCATTGAAGCAAAGTGCGGTGGCGATGAAGAGTTGTTTGAAAACGAATATCCAACGAACGACCAAGACTGTTTTTTAACGGGTGATGCAAACGTATTTTCTAGTAGCATCTTAAAGATGCAAGATCGAAATACACGAGACCCTATTTTTATCGGCCATCTAATTTCTGATGGCAACAAGATGGAAATACATGATGATCCAAAAGGCAGCATTGCCATATGGGAAGAACCAGATCCATCGCATACCTACTCTATTGGAGCGGACCCAAGTGGAGGGGTAGGTCAAGACAACGGGGCCGCCTATGTTAAGGACAACAAAACAAACAAATTTGTAGCTCGTCTTTGGGGTGACATAACCCCCGCAGACTTTGCTCGCGAACTTTATAAACTAGGTAAGTTTTATAACAACGCATGGCTTTGTGTTGAATCAAATAATCATGGGCACGTTGTTATCCACGTGCTAAAAGAACTAGGATATCGCAACCTATATAAACGCTCTACTATTGATGAGATGACTAACAAGCCAACAAAAAAAGTAGGCTTTATTACCACAAATCAAACTAAGATCATGATTACAGAAAAGTTTAAAACCGCCGCTAAGGAAGGCAAACTTATTATACTTGATAAGGATCTGATATCGGAAATGTCTACCTTTGTGCAAATAGCAGGTAAGAGCGGCGGCTCGGTTCGCAGAGAAGCAAGCTCTGATGCACACGACGATTTAGTAATGGCAGCAGCACTAACAGAAGAGATGAGTAGTTCACGTGAATGGGACGTAGATGAAAATGCCAAAAGCGAAATACATGAGTATTTAATAGATCCCGAAACCGGCTTTATTATAGGGTAATACATGAAAAATCCTTTTGAACATGATGAGCTACAGCAAAAAGAACAGTCAAAAGAATTACATGCAATTCGCATTGTGCGCGCATTTATGCGCAATAGCGATGAGTATCGTGATCCACATATAGAATTGGCTGTAAAATCTAGAGAGTTATATGAGAATTGGTCTCCTACTAATCGCAGTATCGTGCAGCGTGCGAATCTTAAATTGCCGTTTGGCTTTACGATTATTGAAACGCAAACGCCACAGTTAGTTGACATCTTTTTTAGAGGTGGCAATGCCGTCCAGTTTAAAGGACAAGATGCAAACGATGCCATGTACGAGGATGCAATTACTGACTTTCACGTACACCAATTTGAAGAGATGGGTTTGCAATCAAAATCTGCCGCATTTATTAAAGCCATGCTTTTAGATGGAACCGCCATTGCTAAAGTACCATACCGGTATAAAGAAATGGAAACTATGCGCCGTGTCACACAAATGGACCCAATTACTGGCGTACCCCTATCAATTAAACAACCTGCCATTGAAGTACTTTTTGACGGACCTGACTTAGAAATTATACCAATCGTAGATTTTTTTCCAGACTGGACAGTTAAACGTCCTGGAGACGTCGCAGCCATGCGCGGCTGCGTACACCGCACGTACAAGACATTAGCCTCGCTTAAAACCAACCCCCTCTACAAAAATACTGACGAAGTTCAAATTAGTGTTAACGTAAAAGGTGAGGATGCATGGGCAAGACCGTACTATTCCGATGCGTACAAGGACGACTTTAATCGTTTAAATGATAATGAGGATGATGTTAAAGAAGAAGGTACAGTAGAAGTTTGGGAATACTGGGGTCTTTTTGACCCCAATCAAGATGGAAACTTTGAAGAGTACATTATTGTTATTGCCAACGGTGACGTAGTACTTCGTTGTGAACCGAACTTTTATGATTATAAATTTAAACCCTTTGTTGCATGCCCTAACTACATGCGTGAATCCGAATTTTATGGTATCCCAGAACTTATGGCCGTTAGGTCACTTATTAAAGAAGCGAATACCTTACGCAATGCCCGGCTTGACAATATTAATCTCTCTGTTAATCCCATGTGGATTGCAGATCGTGCAGCAGGTATTAATACTAAAAGCTTGTTCTCACGACCTAATGGGGTTATCTGGACTAATGATATCAATGCGATTAAGCCTTTGCCACCAATGGACCCTTCGATAGGATCTCGTGAAGAAATGGCGTTTATACAAAACGACATTCAAAATGCTACCGCTATGGTAAATGCAGCACCTGTCGCAAGTAACTTAGGCAAACAATTTGGACGCTCTGCAACTGGCGTTAACTTTATTCAAAGCTTTGCAAGTTCTCGTATTAGTCTTAAAGCGCGCATGCTTGCTGAAATGTTTTTTAAACCCGTAGCTAAAATTATGCTACTAACTAACAGGCAATTTGTAACTGAGAACCAATGGGTTCGGGTATTAGACCCTAATACGCCTAATCCATTTGTCGAGTTACCACCTGATGCATTTTTCAGGGCCTTTGATTTCCTCGTTGAGACGACGTTGGAAAGCGGAGGCCCAGAGGGGCAGTTTCAAAAAATACAAACTGTGTCTCAAATACTACAAGCAATCGAAGGTAGTCAACCTGGAACTGTTAAATCTGACGTTATTCTTGAAGCCTTGTTAAGACCTTTATTAGGCCGTCAAGTAAAACGCTTTGTTAATAGTCCAGAAGAACGACAAATGATGCAAATGCAACAATTAGCTGCACAGCAAGCTGTTAATGCACAACAAGGTATGGCAGCTCCACAACCAAATGCACAAGAAGCGGACTTAAATGTGCAGCCTAGTCAAGATGTACTTGCTGCGTTAGGATTACAATAATGTTATACGCAAACGAAAATATTAAAATTTGGAACCCTGAAACTGGAGAAATGTCAGGAAAGTCAGAAGTAATTGACGCAGAAGTAGAGCGCGTTATAGACGAGGGTTTAGCTTTAGCACAATTAAAACAGGCGCGCGGATGGATACTATTAGAAGGTCTTCTTAAAGATACCTGCGCTGATTTAAAAGAGAAGCTCACATATGAGCAAGATTTAGATAAATTTCGTCGCCTACAAGAGGCGGTAAAAGCTTACCAAAACGTAATGAACTTTGTCGATTATAAAATCGCTGAAGGTCTTGCGTTGCAGGAACAAAAAACCCAGTCCCCTGAAGAGGGCTAAACTAGGAGGATACCATGTCAGACGAGAAAATCGCGCAGCCACAAGCGACCTCGCAAGAAAGTCAGGCTGTTCAACAGCCACAGGCCCCTGAGATCTCTACTCAAGGTCAACCTGAAGCAGTGGAAGAGGCGAACTCTATACCTCAGAAGTTCGTAGGAAAGTCTCCAATGGAGATTATCCAGGCATACCGAGAACTCGAAAGAGATCGCGGTAGGCTCGCATCTGAGTTAGGCTCGGCTCGAAAAGAGAAGGAAACCGTAGAGGAGCAGTTCCGTCAAGCAGAGCGAGAACGAATCGCTTATGCTCAGGCAGCAATTCAACGGCAACCAAGAACGGTTCAAATGGAGGAAGAACAGGACCCTATAGCTGTCTTTGATTCCAAGTTTGACGAAGACCCGCGTACGGCTGTGAAAATGGCTTTGAACGCAGTGTCTAATCGAATACAGCAACAATCGCGTGAACAAGCGCGAGCAGAAGCTGAAGGATATTACAGAAAGCAAAAACAGGATAATCCTGACTACGCTCGACGAGAACCGATAATGCAGCAGTTAGCATTAGAGATGCAAGATATATTGCGTCCAGAAGCTCTTACTTCGGTAAAAGCTTTACGAGCATTAGATCTTATGTCTCGTGGTATGGATTTAGATTACTATACCAAGCAAGCTGCTGAGCGCGCACAGCAAGGCGGTCTTTCTGTGCGATCAGAAAAACAACGTGCTCAGTCCGAATCTGCCGTATCAAAAAATGATGCGTCTGTTCCTTTCGAAAAACTTTCACTTGATGAAATGCGAAAGGCTCTTGGACGGAGCGACGATTAGGAGTAAATAATGGCTACTTCAACAACACTCACAAATGCAGCAAATCTGCATCTGTATTATGAAAAGAAGCTGTTGTCTGTCCTTGAACCTCGTCTAGTCCTTCAACCTCTTGGAAAAAAACAAAGACTTCCAAAAGGAACTGGCAAACAGGTTAAATGGCTCAGATATGCAGCAATTAATAGTTCCGTAACCCCACTAACCGAAGGCACTGTTCCCGCTGAAATTGCGTTTTCAACTTCAAACGTGACTGCGGATATTCAACAATATGGTCAATATACCAAAGTTTCTGATCTTTTGTCAGATACTGCAATTGACCCCGTGTTGGAAAACTTGTCAGAGCGTTTTGGTATTGCTGCAGCTAAAACAATTGAAGAACTTATTGTTTCTGAAATTTCTACTAACTGTGCAAATCAAAATGTAAACGATGCCATAAATTTTGCTGCATTCGGTTCTGCTGATGTTCTTAATCACAAAGAACTTATTGAAGCAATGATTACACAAAAGTCTGAACTTATTGGACCACATGAGTCTGGTGATTATGTTTGTGTTCTACATCCTGATGCAGAATACGATTTATTGTCAGATGCACAAGCCGGTAGCTTTATCGACTTGAAAAAAGGGTACGATTCTAGCACTGTTCTAAACGGTGAAATCGGAAAAATGTACGGAATGCGTTTTGTAGTTTCTGACAAAATGCTAAGTTCCGATCCTTCAGTACACGGTGGAACAGAGAAAGTTGTGCAATCATTCGTGATCGGGGAAGAAGCTTTTGGAGTTGTAGAACTCAATGGCGAATCCATGAAAATGATCATGAAAAAGCATGGCTCTGCAGGAGCAGTTGATCCTTTGGATCAGTTTGCAACCGTCGGATACAAAATTCACGGCTTTGCGGCTAAGTACCTCGACGCAGGTTCTAAGCGCGTAATCGCTGTTAATAGTGCATCTTCATTATAATTCAGGGAGGGGGTGGGGTTGACCTGCCCCCAACTTAGTGCCAATGCCATTTACATTAATACCATGGGAACAGCCTAAAATGACTTTAATGAGCCTACAAGATAAGTTAAAGAAAATTCACCCTGACTTATATATTGACACTTCTAAAAAAGAAACACGAGAAAATGGCCTTAAATTCAGTGCTTTATACCTTAAACGGCCTCGCAAACAGCGTGTAAATGTTGCCGAAAGTTCGCGCAATATAATTAGTGAGGGGCATGCCAAATATTTAGACGCTGTTGAAACGGGTCAATTAGATATCTTTGTTACGTCGATTTGTCTTGACTTTATTCCTGAATATGATATATTTAATATGGAGTACACAAAATTGGCCGTTCTTGGCTGGCGTTCTTTAGGGCTTATGCTTATTAAACGAAAAATAGCTTCTGCCGAAAAAGTAAAAAAAGGGCTTGAATGCGCAGGACTTGGCGAGTCAGACTATGATCGCGCAAGCTTTTTTGGTAAAATAGAAATTGCAAAGAGGTTAGCAAATGCCTAACACAACTTCAGGATTTTCATACGCAGAGATTGTCTCTCGCGTTCAAAACTATATTGGGAATGACAGCACGGGCTTTCAAACCTACGTAGAGCAAACTCTTGCTCTTGCTGAATATCGCTTTTGTAAAATGCACGACTGGGCATTTCTACGCAAAACGGGACTTACTTTAACAACGGCGCTCAATACCGCCGAGTATACTTTATCAAGTGCAACTATTGGCTATTATATGGCTGCAACGGACGTTGAAACAATTATAGCAGAGGCTGATGGAGTAGTTTTAAAACGTGTTGACTTAAATCAAATACGGCGTTTTGATACTAAAAACGACGACGGGTCAGCACAAGATACGCCGCTTTACTGGGCACCTATTGAAGACAACAAGATTCGCATATGGCCACCAAGTGTTAAAAGTATGACGTTAAAGGTTGATGGTAAGATTACGCCTGCGCCTACTAATAACTTTGCAAACTACCCAGTTATCCCTTATAGATATCAAGAATCCTTTATTGAATACGTGATAGCAATTGCGCTAGATCGCGAAAATGATGAGCGCGCACCCATGAAAAAACAAGAGGCAATGGCCCTTATTAAAGAAGATATTCGTGCTGATTTAGCTAATCTTTCTGACGTGGAAAATCCACGCATTAAATCTTTACTTGAATCTCGCTTTGATGGTATAAGCGATTCATTAGATGTACCCGGATTCTGGCCAAGAGACTAATATGGCTACACGACGTTACGTAGAAGAATTAGAATACAATGATGCAAAGGGTTTAGATACGGCTTCGCCTATTAACCTTGTTGCTCCCGGCTACGTGCGCGAAGCTCAAAACGTAAATTTAGGCACAACGGGGTCTTATATTAAACGTGACGGCTACCTAAATCAATTTACTCAAGCACAAGCTCAAACGGGTTTTGCCGTACTTCAGGGCATTGAATTTAAAAGTCCACTTGCAACAGAAAAATTGCTATATCTTACAAGTGCAGGCACGGCTAAATTTGGAAAAATTAATAGTATTAGCGGGGCCTATAGCGACTTGACAAACTTTGCTGGAGGAAGTCTTAGCCTTTCTCCTAATTTTAGACCGTCGTTTGCTCAGGTTAACGACTCTTTATTTTATTTTGATGGTACGGGATCTGCGGATACGCCGCTTGTTTATGAAGCTAATGGTGCATACACAAGACCAATGGGCATTAATCCACCTACGACACTTTCTGCCGCTGCCGTTGCTGGATCGGGATTAGAAGAAGGCCAATACATATATGCGCATACATATAGTTTTTATTTAAACGGACAGCTAATTGCTGAAAGCAGCCCCTCCCCACTTGCAGAAGTAACAACCACGGCAACAAATAAACAGGTTACAGTTACACTACAAGCGTTTTCCAGTTTTGCTGCACCGGGATATAGCCATTTAGTAATAAAGCATAGAATTTTTAGAACAGTAGTAAATGGTAGTATTTTGTTTTTAGAAACAGAAATACTAGCTAACTTAACAAGCTATACGTCAATATTATCTGACGATGCTTTAGATTCCGAGCAGATGTCTTTTGATAACTCTAGACTTAGTGGAGACTACCTACAAGCTAAATTTCCCGTAGTTGCTCGCAATAGACTTATTGTATTTCACCCCACGCAAAATCGTGGTGTATTTTCACGCATGGGTTTTAATGGGCCATTGCCTGAAAGTTTTCCGGTAATTAACGAATTTAGCATAGGTGGTAAATTTGGTAATGCGGATGCTCTAGTAGGAGCAGGACAAATTAAAGGTGTGCCTATTATTTTAAAAGAAAGATCTATAGGACGTTTAGAAGAAATAGGATTACCAGATTTAGGTAATACAACGGATAACATTACCTATATGTACCGTGAAATCTCAGATGTAACGGGTGCTGTATCACACCATGCGCAATGCCAAGTTTATGACGAGCTTATATTTTTAGGTAGAGATAATGTGTATGCCACTGATGGACAAAATGTAAGACCAATATCAATGCAGATTCAAAACATAATTAAAGATGCCGATTATAGTGGTACTAAAGCTAATCGTGTATCGGCTATTAATGATACAAAAAACCGCCGTATTTATATTCAAATTTTTAAAGATGATGCGTCATCCTTACCAGACTTAACACTAGTTGGGGATTACCAACAGTACCCACAATTTCGTTGGACAACTTATGAAGAAGGGCCTGATGCAGCCGTAAATCCAGGAATTAAAGCGGGTTGTTTTTTTCAAACAGAGGCAACGGCAACAGGTGGACTTGACGTATTTTTTGGTGGTGCGGGTACTGAGGGGCAGTTTTATAAAATGAATACCGGAACTGCCGATTATCTTGCTAATACATTTGTTGGCGGTAACGCCGTTGGTTATGGTATTTATATGCGGCTTATAAGTCGCCCTTACATGTTTACTCAACCCATGGTTACTAAGCTTTATAAAAAAGCTAAAATATTTGCGCTGGGTCAAGATAGCACATATCAATTTGAGTTTGGTGCGCAATACGATTTAGACGGCACTACCGAAGATTTAACATCGTTTACCATTTTTGGTATCGGTACTACGTGGGATAATTATAACTGGGCAGGTCCTGTGGTAGACTTACAAGATCTTATTTGGCAAGGTCCAACACTACAAGAAAAAGTTTATCAATTACATAAAAAAGCACAAATGATGCAATTAGTTTTTATTCAAGATGATGCAAATGCTCCTTTAACGCTCCTCGGTTGGGGCGTGTCGGGTAGCATATTTTCAGGTCTATAGGAGAATAATATGGGAGTACCCTCAGTATCAGGAAGCGCATCCGTAGCTACAAATCATGCGTATAAATCGACCTTAAATGCAACACCACAACTTATCTTTACAGGACGAGGAAACCTTTATGGGTTTCTAGTTGAAGAGATGGGTGGTAATGATGTATTTATACAATTTTTTGACGCAGCTTCGGCAGGCGCTGTAACAGTAGGAACAACAGTACCGGTTATGACAATGCGAATCAAAGCCGATCAATCGTTTGGTAAAGATGTTAATGACAGTCCTTTACGATTTTTTGGTGAAGGTTGTGTAGTGGCCGTAACAACATCACGAACTGGCGCAATATCGCCAGCAACAGCCGCTGTTGGAAATTTTTGGTATCACGCAAGAAACTTCTCAATCTAATATGGGGTAAGCTATGGCTTTAACAATACCATACTCATTTACGGCGGGCACTCCGGCGCAAGCATTACAAGTAAACTCTAACTTTACTGCAATTGCTAACTACATTAACGGAAATAATTTTGATACCGAAAGTTTTGGTATCTTGTATTCTCGTGTAAATGCCTTACCTTCTGCTCCGTTTTATCCTATTCTTAGGTTAGAGCAATCGTCTGGTAATCAAGCTCTTTATATTCGTAATTCTGGAACGGGCGAGTCAATTGAGATTGTACAAAATGGTGTACTTGGCGCTGGAAAATCGGCAATACTACTAACGGATTCTCAGACGCAAGCTGGCGCTGGCTGTGCCGAATTAAAGATGGTATTAGGAGCAAACGTAGGCATACCGGCAATTCATATTGTACATAACTCAGTTGATATTTTTAAATTAACCAGTGACTATTTACGGCTTGAGGTTTTATTAAAACCGCCAGTAAAAACCACTGTACAACGTAATGCTTTAGTTTCTCCAGAAACAGCTTCTTTATTGTATGATAGTACAACGCAACAATTAAATGAAAAGCGTAGTGATGGTTGGGCACCAGTAGGTCCTCCTGTAGGATCTGTTCAAATGTTTGCTGGCTCATCTGCACCGGAAGGTTGGGTTCTTTGCGATGGTACTACTTTGGATTCTGTAGCAAACCCAAAATATGCAGCTTTATTTACAGTAATTAGTACCACTTATGGTGGAACTGGGGCAGCTTCATTTAAAGTGCCAGATACTCGTGGTAGAGTTCCAGTAGGTGCTGGAACAGGTACGGGATTAACTGCCAGATCTTTAGCTGGAACTGGTGGAGCAGAAACTCACACTTTAACTATTTCTGAAATGCCTAGTCATACACATACTATTAAAACACCAAGTAGTCAAAGTAGCTCTATGGGTGGTGATGTAGCGGCAGATGACGACACTAATTTATGGCCTTATAGAACTACAACAGCAACCGGTGGAAATCAGCCACACAATAACATGCAACCATTTTTAGTTTTTAATTACATTATAAAATATTAGGAGAATATATGGCAATACAAGCATTAGGAGCATTAGCAGCTTTAGGCGGCGCCGCTGCCCCCACCGCTTTAGCGACTGGAACAGGCGCGGGGCTTGCCGCTGGGGCAGGCGCTGGGGCAGGGGCAGGATTGGGGTTAGGTGTTTTTGGTCCGATAGCACCAAGTATGGCAGCAAGCGCACCATTCGCTGTGCCAGAAGCTGCTGGTCTTTTACAAGCAATGGGTATGGGGTCAAAGGCAGCCGCAATTCCGCAAATAACAAACCCATTAAGTAGCATAATGAGTGATCCGACGTACGAAATGCTAAAAGGTATGATGCAACAGCAAGCAATAAATGAACCTTCTCAAAAACTTTCACCAATGCAGCTTGCGTCATCGCCGCAAGTGCAGATTCCACAAGTTAATTTAATGCAATTACTTTCTCAAATTGGAGGCCGTTAATATGGGATTTTTAGATTTTGCAATTCCAGCAATAGGCATAGGAAAATCTTTATTTGGTACGTCAACTAAACAAGATCAAACTTCAACAAGTCGAACGGAATTTAGACCCGAAGATCTTGAAAGAATTGAGGCAGCCCGTGGAGCTTATCAAACTCAATTAACAGATTTACTTGCACAATTAGGAGCTTCTCGTGAAGCTGTCCAAAAAGGTACTGTAATGCCTCAAAGCACTTTTCAGTACTCAGCTACACCCGATGCAATTACACGGGCACTTGCAGCACAGGCAACGCAGGGTTTATCCCAGCAAGCGGGAACGCAACAGCAACGAATAGCACAACAGTTTCAAGGTAATCCCGCAGCTTCCCGTGCTCTACAAGCGCAGGCAGGTATGCAAGCAAGACTTGCTGCTAATCCTCTTCTTTTTCAAGCTTTTCAACAACAACAGGGTAGAGAATTAACACAAGCTCAACAGGCGCAAGCTGCAGCACAAGCTGCAAATGCAGCATTATTGGGTAGAGAGCAGGCTGTTTCGGGTCTTGCACAAACTGGTCTTGGCGCACAACAAAATTTGTTGTCTACGCTTTTAGCACTTGGGCAAGGTCTTGGTACACAAGTTCAAACAGGAAAACTACGCGGTAGATCTGGCGGTCTTTTTTAACTAATAGGTGACATATGGCATTTTTAGATGACATACAGCAAGCAGGAAAAACGGCAGGTAAAACTTTATGGGATGTGGTAGAGACTATCGCATCACCTGTAACAGGCATTGCTGAGCAAATGGGCTTACAAAGACTAGGGGCACAGCTTGCTGCGCAAGAAGGTAACCCAATTCCTATGCAACTCCTTCAACAGCAAGAGCAGCGTAATTTGCTTAATCAATTAGTACAACAACAAATGCAGCCACAATCTGCGTCTGCACAAGCACAACCAGCTTTTCAATTACAAAAAACGCCACAACTTGAAGCTGCCGTTCAAAGTGGAGATAGACTAGCGTTTGGTAAAGAAGTGCAGCGCCAACAAGGTTTGGGTAATTTTGAGTTGTCTGTTCGTTCAAATAAGTCTCTTACAGATGATGATAAAGCCACGCTAATTAGTGCTAAAAATTCTGGCGTATCTGTCGAAGATTTGTATAAATTAGAAACGCAACTAATGGGCAAAGCAGAAACAAGGCAAGAAACTTTAAGAAAAGAAAAAGCAGCTTTGGAAAGTCAGATTGCTAAAGAAGAGCGAGCTAAGGTAGCAGCAGCCGAAAAGAAAAAGGCCGAGGTTGGGGCTATTGATAATTTTGTTAATGGTTTAATTGCACAAAATCCTGCACTTAAATCTGACCCCGAAGCACTTGCTATAGCATTAGCAACGTACCCAAATTTAGCTAAAGTAAAACCAGAAGTTAGGGCTAACATTGTTGAGGGTTTACAAAAACGAGGTATTATCAGTGTTCCACCTTCGCTTTTAGATAGGCTTATAGTAAATGTTGAGGGGCTTTTTTCTAGGAAGCCGGCAGCTCCCGCAACTTCTGGGTTTAGTATTAGAAAACTTGAGTAGTACTTTATGGCTAAATACGAAATTACCTCTCCAACTGGCGAACGCTTTGAAATTACCGCGCCTGATACGGCTACAGAAGCCGAGGTGTTAGAGTATGCGAAAGCACAGTTTGCACAACCGGCATCAACACCGCAGCCGCCGCCTCAACCGGAGCAGATAGCCCTTCCAGAAACGCTGTCTACAGACATTTATGGGGAAGTCTTAACACCACCCGAACAACTAAATAAGGCCGCGTTTATTCAGCCTACCCCCACCCCTCTACAACAATTTGGTCAAGAGATGATGGCGCCCATTCAACGTGGAGAGCGGATCTTAAAATCCGCTGCAAAGGGTGCAATCAGTTTTCCGACAGCTATTGCTGAAGTAGCGCCAAAATTTCCAGGAGAGGCTGAGTCTGAATTTACTAAGGGTTTAAAAAAGATTCCGGGGGTTGAGCCACTTATAGAGCACAAATCAGAAGGTTGGGTAGAAAACATTGCAGAATTTGCTGGAGGGTTTTTAGCTCCAGAAGGGGCGCTTATTTCTGGTAAAGTACCTACGGCGCGAGCATTGACCGGGGAAACTTTAGCAAAATCTCAAGCAGACGAAGTTTTTAAAATGACAGTTAAGCGCGAAGCAAAGCGGGCCATGGGTGAATTTGAGCCGTTAGATATTTGGACGCCAAAGTTACCTACTGTCGAAAACCAAACGCTGGGTCCTGTATTAAAAAAGGAATTAGAAGATCGCGTTTCTAAGCAGGCGCTTTACGAAAAAAATCTTAAGGATGCTGAAGATAATATATCTAAACAAACCGGTAAATTGATTGAAAGAGAGATGGCAGCAAAAGAACGTGCAGCAACTAAAATTGACAGACTGTCTCAAGAATCGGCAAAAGCTACGGCAAATAGAGAAGACGCAATTCTTAAAGCAAAAAACAAACTATCTACCTTTGATAACACTATTGAAGATCCTACTGTTTTTAACAATAAGGTTAGCGAATTAGAAGCACAAAGAGTTAGCTCTTTACAACGTATTCAAGAATTAGATCAAGAAATTATGGCCCTTGATCAAACAGCCGACATTACAAAAATCAGTCGTTTAGAAGGACAAATACTTGCTGAACGCAATAAAATTACTGACATTTATAGTCAAATAAATGACATAAATGTATCTCGTGGAATGTCGAGGGATCAGCGCCTTATTGCACGACAACAGTTACAGGCTCAAACGGATGAAGCTATTCGTTCTGCAAATCTTGCAGAAAAGCAAGCTCAAGGTAGACTTTCAAAAGAAGCCGTTAAGATTAACAAGGATTTACAGGCTGAACGTATTCGTTTGCTTAGACAATTGCAACAAAAACGAGCAATGCGACAAGACTTAAATCCAATTGCAGACAAGTTACGAACAAATTTACTTGAACAAGAACAAATAAAACAGGCTATAAAAAATACTGCTATTGGTGTTGACCAAAATATTGATTGGGCGCGTACCTTTGGTTCTACAAATACGCCAGAGCAAGTTCATTTACGCGCGTTAGAACAAGCTAAACTTGTAGATGACCTTGTAAAATCTGGTTTTGTTAAATCAGAGTTTGCAGATTCTTTGCGACAATCCGTTTACTCAGAAGTTTTAAAAGTTAACGGTATAAAAATGAAGACTGAAAAGTTGTCGAGGTTTAACTTTTTAACTGAGACTTTTAGATGGAGCAAGGTTCAGCGCCGCTCTGGTATCCCAACGGGCGAGTCCGTACAAAAGACAATATGGGCATTAAATCAAGGTAAGAATTTACAAAATGAGTACAAAGCCTTATTACAAAAACCTATAGCTCTTTTAAAAAAGAGCGGTATTGATCTTGATGAGCAGACACGAATACTACAGTACTTTGAAAAATTGGAAGATGGTCGCGTAATATTTAATCCAAGTGAATCTACCGATGCAACAAAGTTACTTGTACCAGCATATCAAGGTCCACAACTTACCGCAGAACAAATACAGGCGTTTAGTCAATTACGAGATATTTTTGATAGTCTTGCATATGAAGCAGGCGTTCCTAGATTAAAGCGATATGTACCTATTCGAGAATTACCAGAGTATATGGGCATTGCAAAAGGCAGTGCTGAAGCTAAATTACACCCAAGTGTTGAATATGCTCGAACTTCTGGGCAACTTGTACAGGGAGTACACGAAACTAATATTGTTACTCTTTCAGAAAGATATTTACGAGAAGTTGCTAACAAAAAATTTATTGGGCCTGCTTTAGAAGATGCGGTTGAAACTTTAAATCAATTGCATTTATCTAGACTTGTAGACGAAAGCAAAGCCTACAGTGAATGGATTTACGATGTCTTTAATTTAAACGCCGTAAAAAATGCATCTGAAGTACTTGGTACTTATAAATTAAATCAAATTAAACCAGAGGTTGACGCTTTTATAAAAGCATTGCCAGAAACTGAGGGTGCTCTTAAACAAATTTATGACGCCCTGACACGGGCCATGTACGTAAAAATGGTAGGCATAAATCCATCAACATGGGTTAAGCAATTTTTGCAATTTCCTACTATGGGGTCTATTGAACTTGGTGAACGCTGGACAGCTAGTGGAACGCGTGATGCACTAAACTTAAGTTTATCTGGTAAAGAGCGTATAGCTAATGCAAGAAAAATTCTTAGAGCATCTTTAATTCAGAACGGCCCCTTATTAGAATCTGAATTTAGCAAAGCTCCTACAAATGCTATTGCTAAGGGTATTGATTTTTTAAATGCACCTGCTCGTAAAGTTGCTCGGCGCACTATGGAAAAAGGCGAGGAATTTAACAGACTGCAGTCTGTATTAGGCGCACAAAATAAGTTCTCCTATTATTGGGAGAGGGGTGGTGAGGGGGGTATTCAACGACTTCTTGAAGAGTCTGCCCTTACGACTACTCAAAAGCAAATGGTCAGTAGAGCTTATTTAAGTGGCGGCGTAGAAAATGCTCGCGATGTTTACTCACTACTGATTACTCAGCGCATTAACTTTGCTTATGGTCTTGCAGATACTCCAGCACTTTTGCGCAGCGAGTTTGGTAGACTGTTCCCATTTTTGACTTACGGTAGAAATATTCTTACCCGTGGTGCAGAAGCTATATCTGAAGGTAGATATGGAAAGTTAGCTGAACTTGTATATAAACCTTTAATGATGCTTGCAGCGTTTGCTGGAACTACTAAAGCTATCACAGGCAAAGGGCGTACTTTACCGCCAGGATCTGAGCCGTTTGAAGCAGTTACGGATATAGCAAACTATGGCGTTGCAGCAGCGCCTCAAATTATTGGTAAAAATATTTATAAGATTCTATCGCCAGTGCCGTTTACCGTTTGGGATGAAGCCAAATTTAAAAAAGAGTTGGAACGCAAACTTGAAGTGTTTCCTGAAATTGGTAAATCTAGTCCGTTATATAACACGCTGCTTAAGGAGTTTAAGTAATGGGTATTTTTTGGGACCCCCAGTTTGGGATATTTAATGATGGAGCAGATTTGCTTAAACCAAAAACGGTTCAAGAACAACAAATGTTGCCGCGAAAAAAAGGAGAATTAACCACAGTACCTTATGGGGATATTCAGGGTTATAATGAACGGTCAATGCAAAATGAAAAAGATTTTGCTGCTATTAAAGATAGATTAGTTATGGGCTTAACCCCTCAAAAAAATGAAGAGCAGTTTAAAAGCAGTCGAGAATTTAAAAATAAACCAGAAGCTTTTGTAGTTCATTGGACCGGCGATCAATTTCGATATTCTGGTGTTGATAAAAATACAGGAGAAAAAAACTGGATACTAGATGAAAATGGTAATAAGATTCCAAAGCCTATTAATCAATTAATAAATTCCATGGCAACTAGAAACAAAAAAGGTGAGATGGTTCCTGGTAAATCTGTTCATTATGTAATGGATGCTAATGGTAATATAGTTCAAACGTTGTCCGAAAATTTACAGGCTGGGCATGTTCTTGGTGCAGCGGGAAATCCTAAAAAACCAAAGGAATCCCCAGCCATTACTGAACCACAAAAACAGGATTCTTTTACACAATTTCCAACAAAAGTCTCAAGTAAAAATGCTTTGGGTATTGAAGTTGCTTTTGATCCAACTATAAAAGGTAATCAGTTATCTGAAACAATGACAAACAATCTTAGAGAATTTCTAATAACTACCATGCTTCAACATAATCTAAGCCCAAAAAATTTGTACGCTCATGGCGAAATACAGGCAGATCGTGGCGGTGGTAAAGGCGAAATGGTAGAATTTATGAAAGACTTTCGAAAAAATTTACCTAAGTATTTAGATGAATACGCTGATAAGTATGGTTTAAAATGAACTTTCAAGATATATTAGATATTGTCAGCGCCATGTTTACTATCATCGGCGCACTAAAAGTCATTGCAAGGTATACGCCTTGGAAATGGGACGATCTCATCCTAGACTTTTTGGATTTTCCTATGAGAGTTTTACGAAAGAAGGATAAAGATGAAAGCTGAAGAATTGCTTCATAAAATAGATAAGCGGTTAGCCGTGCTTGAGGCTCTTAGCAAGGCCCATGCAATGGAAACTGACGAACAATTTAAAGAAATTAAAAGTGATCTCGTATTAGTTAAAACAGAAGTGGGTAAACTAAAAATAAAAGTTGCGGGTGTTGCTGCTGTCGCTTCTCTTTTTGTAAGCTTCGCATTAAATAAGTGGGGTATATAGTGGCTACCCTTGGTTTGTTTTTAACTAGCGTACTTTCTCTTTTAATATTTGATCCCTTTACAACGGCTTACTTATATGATGAACCATCACTGCTTTGGCGCTTTGTAACGTTATTCACACACATTGTGAGCCACGGTAGTCTTGCTCATTTACTTGGTAATTTTATTTTTGGTCTGCCATATTTGTTTTATATGGAGTATAGACTTAAAAGTCCGAAGAAATTTATTAGATTGTTTTTTGCGTTGGGTATTTATGCGTGGCTTTTTCAAATTGCGTTTGACCAATTTTCTGCTTATAAATCGCTTGGCTTGATTGGTAGTAGTGGGGCAATCTTTGGGATAGTCGGCGCTGCCCTTATGTCTTACCGGGGTTTTAAGCCGATTCAATTGGCGGCCAAGGCGCTTCTTATATTTCATGTCGTTACACAAGCACAGGCTGCATTTACTAATGTTATGTTTCCAACGGGCATTGCGTCAGCAGCACATTTAGGTGGTTTGATTGGCGGCATTTTGTTTAGTCATTATCGTCTGAATCGGGGTCCCAGTCGCTCTCGAAAACAACCTCGCGGTGTACGTCGTTTTCTTCCAAAGCTATAATTCTATTTTCTAGACGATGAATGGCGACGCGAAGGAGCTTTAACTGTTCGTCGAGAATGTTTATTTTTTTTACCGTCAAGGCCAATTGTTCTTTCTGAGTCACTTGTTACCTCCAATACCTTTCCAATTTCAAGTTGTCGCATTTCAATAATAGCCCCTTTAACAATAGCAAACTGCTCTGCGTTATCATCAATAGATTGTCCGCATATCCAGACCGCTACAATGTAAGCTATCTCATTTTCTGCAACTATTACCCCACACATTTCACATTCAATTGGTGCAGCTTCGGCGCCAGACCAATGAGCGTGGTCCCAAAATTTTATGTAAACTATGTTGCTTTTAATTTTCATACACGTTTTGTTAGATAATATCCACGACAACTTTTGCAGTACCATTGCTGCTGAAGAGTCATAGAATTAGCCCTAATCCCATCCTTAATAACTTTGGTTGACCCACACTTTGGACAACCTTGTTTAGATTCTCCTGACAATAGCGCCATATTTGGATGTCTATCCATCCATGGTAAAAGTTTGTTGTAAACTTTTTCTAAAAGCAAAACATCTTGTTTATTATATTTTGCTAACAACCTCCAACTATCTGCATCATTACGTAAACATCCAAGCCATAGATCAAAACCAGTGTGCTTAACCTTTTCGCCCAATTTAAAATATTGGGCTAGATCATTTAGTTTATGGCTGTTAAGGCTAAAGCATCGGCGAGCTACCTTAAGTGTGTCTACCGTTGCAAATTGGGAGGGGGGGTTTAGGCCATGATACGCAAAGCGTGAGCGTGCTTTCTTAATGTCGAATGCATCCCCATTATGTGCTACCACAACGTCTGCTTGGTCAAACAGCATTCTAAGTTTACTGGCTAAATCTCTGTCGTCTCCTTTTTTATTCTGTAACGTAATGCACTTAACATCCTTATCGCCTAACCATTTATAAGCAACAGACAGAATATACCATTCTTCTTTAAATGCAATCACATCTTGCTCATACTTACCCCAAACGTATGCAAGATTAGGGGCAGTCTCAATATCAAAAAATAATACTTTAGGTTTAGTCTGTGCCATGGCCTTCCTCCGATTTTGGACACCAGTCACTATGGCCTGGTCCTCCGGTTTTTTCTGAGCCGCATTCACATTTTATTGGCACAGTTGTATCAACCGTAGGAAAGTCCGGTGTATTTAAAAACTCTTTTGCACATTTCTCACAAAGCTCATATATATTTATTACGTGATCACAGCAGCCCATTGTTTGTCTCCAAGGCTTTTTTTGCAATGTCTAATCCTAGTACATTAACGGGAATATTTTTAGGATCAGTTAGCCCATCACAATTACCGTGTTCGGTACACCGGTAATTATCTTCGTCGGCAAACCATTCAAGCGCCTTTCTTAGTTTTTCTAAATATAAAAACTGTTCGTGTGTCATCGTTTTCTAGCCTTCTTACTTATGCCGCTCCCGGCGGTTCTGGTGGTATGCCAGAGTCCCATGCCGATGGCCGCGAGTTCATCCTCGGATTTAACCCGCCCTGCGTAACCGTTAAGCGGGGCTTTTTTACCTTGCCAGTCCGTATGCTTTTGCCAAGACGCAATAGGAATGTCTGCAAAAATACTACAGCCGCTATGATACAAAGCAATAGCGATAACAGATACAGACCAGTGAGTGTATATATGAGTATTTCGAACCAGTTGCTCAATGTGAACCTCCTCTACTTTAGGAACTTTTTTATAGCCTTTATAAATTTTACATAGTCTAGTAAACACGTTATCTTTTTTGTCAACCGCAATAGTACCCGAATCAACTAGTACACCATCGGTAAACAAGGCCCAGCCAGACGAAATACTGGCTGGGTCCACATAAAGAATTTTCTTAGGCATTAGCTGCCTTTTGTTCAGGAGGCGTTAGTTTGTTCTGTGCAATCTTAAGAATTTTAGTAACCGATTCTTGATAGCCTTGAAACCCTAGAGTATACACACACAGTTGATCACCGTTTAGAATCGCCAGGGCTTCTTTAATTTTTCTAACCGCAGTCTTCGCTTGCTCCGCATTTACACCTTCATTAGGTACAAGTTCAATACCAAACTGGAGTGTATATAATGCGCTGCTATCGCCACCCTCATTAATGCTATCATGTAAAGCATTTAGTACTTGTTTAACTTGGTCTACTGAGTTTAATTGTTTTGGGTTCATGTTCTATCTCCTTATTTATAATTATATCCGACTCCGATAAAGAAGTCAAGAGTTTTATATCAACTTTCAACGGTACCCGTAATGGATACACGTTTTCAGCAACCTGTTTAATTTCTTCTACCCGTGCTTCGACATGCCGATCGTTAGGTATACTTATAACAACCGAGTCATGTACTTGAGTAACTAATCTGTATTTCATACTGTGCAGTTGAATCATGGCACGTTTAGTAATGGTAGCGCCTAAACTCTGAATCGGAAAGTTATACCCCTGTTTTAATGCATGTCTCCATTCTTTGCTATTTGTAGGTTCGTATTCAATAGCTGGTAGTCTGCGCAATCTACCTGCTTCTGAAATAACGCAGGCATGCTGTTCAATAAATTGTCTCTGTCTTACTAAGTACTCTTTGTAACCCTTATAAAGATCATAGAATTGAGCAATGATATCTCGGCAATCTTCAACCGAACGATCAATCATACTGGTTAATCTGTAAGCGGAAGCATCGTAGATCATGGCAAAGTTTACAGCTTTGCCAGTTTGTCTGTCTGCCCCTATAGCTTCTGCTGTAATTTGATGTAGATCTATTCCATCATTATACCCTTTTAGAAGAAGCCTGTCATTTGATAGGTGGGCGGCAAGCCGTAACTCTAATTGACTATAGTCAAAGTACACAAAAATTTGCCCAGGATCTGGCAAGAAAAATTTCTTAACCTCTGACCCTCTTGGCAAGTTTTGCATGTTTGGATTTCTTGATGATAATCTACCAGTTACAGTACCGCCCGAACTATCTTCTTTGCTTCTGCCCGTTTGCAAATACTCAGCATAGATTCGTCCGTTATCTACGTGAGCAAGTAGCCCCGTCTTTTCTACCGCATCCCCTGTATAAGTATTTAATATCTTTATGTTTTTCTTCCATGCTCTATATATTTCAAGAGCCTTTTTAATTTTATCTTGCGGACCGTATGCTTTATAAATAACTTCCAAAGAACTTTCGGAAGTTGATGGTTTGCCCGTTGCAGTTTTTTCCACAAGCTTTTCAGGGATTTTAAATTGACCGAAGATAAGCATTGATAAATGCTCCGCGCTCTGCCAATTAAATTTCGTATGGCTTTTCGCACTCCGTTTTTGCACGTTGGCTTTACCCCTCGGCGTTTGTTTTGTTGCGAGTACTTTTTCATATAGGGCCTCCTCAATATTGTTTATTTCCTTTGCACAAATTAGAGACATCTCTGCTAGTAAACGTACGTTTTCTGCTAGTAACGTACTAGCATATCTATTTAATGCCGCCTCGTCAAGTTTAATGCCGTCTAGTTCCATGGCAAGTAGTACTTTTTCAAGGGGCATCATTTCATTCGTGTAGTAATCTAGCGGTGAAGTTACATACTTTTTTTCCTTTAGTGCCTTATCCATTTTTTTAATAGCGGGCACAAGTGACCAAAATAGTTTTAAAGTATTCTTGCAATCTTCAAGGCAGTATCTTTTAATAGTATAATGGAACGGTTCAGAGTCATCCTCTAAATCATAGCGACAAAGGTCTGCAACAGAGCGCCCATTAATAGAGCTGATTGCCCTGTCCAGTTCTTTTTTATTTGTTAGCGATGATTCGCCAAAGTATTTTACCGACAAGTCTTTTAGTCCGAGTGGTTGATTCTCATCTATAAGTTGCGCTAAAAGTTTTGTATCCCACACTTTACAATTAATAACAACACCTGCTTGCACTAGAAACTTTAAATCAAAACGTATGTTGTGCCCCACAATATGGTTGTCTTTGTTAGCTAGGTACTGACGAAGTTCTGTATCATTAACATCAACATACTTACCAATTGCCCCATCAAACGTTCCAACGCCATGAATGCGATCGGTCCTTGGGTTAAGTCCCGTTGTTTCAATGTCTAGTGCAATAATGTTCATAACTCTAGCAATCCTTTCTCGGCCTCAAGTTTAAACGTAAAGGCATGCTCATTGTTGTTCTTTAAGCATTTGCGTAATGGTACTTTGATACCGCGCGGTCCGTCACGGTTAAGCGTGCATTCAATTATAATCTGTTGTCCCGTGTTGCGCATATCAAGTTGTTGCTCTACCTTGTATTCAATACGACCTGACTCTTTAGCAGCATCTACTGATGCCTCACCGTAAGTACCTCGTCGCTTTTCGCACACGATACCAATAGACAATTGCCCATCATACTTCAACTTCATAGCATCTAAGTCAAGCAGCCACTGGTCAACCGACATGCGAAGGTCAGAAAGATTACGAGCTACTGCTTGCAAAGAATCAATGATAACAAGTCCACGTTTTCCAGGATGCATTTGAAGCATCTCACCTACAGATAGTTCAATTTCAGCCATCTCTATCTTACCAAAACTAAAATAAAGCGGGAGCTTAGAGAGGCCCGCATGGCGCTCCCTAAGTCCCTGCATTTCTTTAACAGATGTCCATGTCTCATTGAACTGGTTGCACAAGATGCGTTCGGTTAAACGCTGCTTGCCATTTTCCTGATCAATGAAAAATACTGGGTTACCAATGTTTGCATTGTGTAGTGCAAGTTGCATAGCAAAAGTTGACTTACATGATTTTGGTTCCCCAAGTATGGCAAAGAAACCCGCCAGACCAAGAAGTTCTTTATCTAACTTTTCAATACCGGTTTGCACACCGACCACCTTTCGCTTCATGCGCTCAATAAATTTGTCCGTGTCCAAACCTAATCGTTTATTAGAAAGGAAACTTACTTGCTGTTGCGACATTGGCACTCCCTGTTCCAGATGCTTTTGTTTTACTAAGCGCAGGCTTTACCACAAAGTCTGGCGCTTTCGGGTTTTTCTTTACACCACTCTGTGCAAATACAGACAGCCTAATCATTCCGTCTGTTATCTCCACATTTGACAGTTGTTCTGCTCTAATCATCAAAGATAGATAGGCACGTTCGTTACCTTCCTTATCTTTAAATGTACCTTTGTATCCGATACCAAGATCGGGTGTACGTGGTTTTGCGTTGTTCATGTGTCCTCCTTAAAGTTTGCTTCTAGGATGGCGTCGCCGATATTCTGCACGTGCTAAGGCAATCTCTGCCTCAGTCCGCTCAGGGACAATGCCATCTATAAGCAATTGTTTGTTTTTGTAACGCGAATAAAGTGGTTGCCAATCTCCATAAATAATATTGCCTTCGACTAACTTTTTAAGTTTAGCATCCGGCATTTCACGGAGAACTTCAGGAGTTAACTCGTACTTATATTTGTATTCCCCTGCAGGTACTGTATTATTTTTGATATGCTCGTCAAGTTTTTTCCATCTCTCCAAGGCTTCAGTTAAATTAGCGGAAGCTTCCAATGATCCGGCTTCGCCGTTACTTTTTTCGTAGTCTCTAGCGTAAACGCTATTAGTTTTTTCATCGTAGTAACAATTGATAGTAACTATTTCTCCGAAGTGGTTGTCAGAAAGAAGCACATAAATAAACACACCGTGATTTGTTTCTCCAGCATCGTGCAAATTTTTTAAGTACAGCCCTATTTGAATTAAGTACTCTTGACTTGGCTCTGGCTTTTGGAAGAATAAGTCAGCACCATAACCAGACTTAGTTTTAATTTCAACCGCAAACTTATCCCACCCAGTTTCAGTTTTTTTATACATCAAGTAGTCTAAGAACCCGTCCCAGTTTGGGTTAGATTGTCCTACAGGAATTTGTGACTGCACCGGCGCTGGATGCCACCCTACAAAATGTAAGTGGCGAAGCACTCGCTCAATAAGAATCTTTTCAACGGCATCTCCTATAAGCATTCGCATTGCTCCGGTAAAGTCTGTCTTATTAGTTTCGGGTTCGCCTTTCCACGCCCAGTATTGATCGCGCAAACAAGATAGGTTAGCACTAGGATAATGCCCACGTCTATCTCTAAAATTAATGCGATCGGTTTCAGTTAACATAGCCTTCATTGCTTGTAAAAATGTATTCATGAGTACAATTATACCGCACATTCGTAAAAAGTACAAGACATTTATTTTTACGTGAACCTATTGACAAACTGTAAAATCCGTGTTATAATCTGTAGAGTTCCCGCAGAATAGTGTATACGTATATAGAGCATGTCTTTTAAAGAGACATGCAGCTAACGTAAGTATAGGGCCGCCTAAATATTAGACAGTTTAGAGTCTATAAAATAGTGCTTGACTTTTAAACTTACCTGGTGTATAATTATAATATGGATGGTAGGGGCAGGTTAACAAGATTATCACTGATGATTTTAGCGCAGGCTGTCGAGGATGTCTTGCGCTTTGAGTTAGGCTTGCCCCTGGAGGGGATTGAACCGGGAGAAATCGAGGAGGCGTATGCTGAGGCTCGAATGTACATTATGCGCTACCCGCGACTAGTCGATCGGTATAAAAAGCTAAGCCGCAAAAAGCAACAATGGTTGCAAGAGGTTGAAAATGCAAGGGAATAAAGTGTATGTACAGAAACTAGGGCAGTCACTGTTCCGCATTCCAATGGATAGTTTTAACAGGCCGGTGCCCGTGCAGTCAGTTACAGAAATGCCTGACGGTTGTTTTCCTATGACTCTTAACTCAGAGGCCGAATTGCGAGCGCACTTTCCTAGCGCAGAACTAATATTTATTACAGCACCGAGTAATAATACAGTAGTTCACCGTAGTCCTGACGTTGCTCATCAAGTTGCTGCAATTCTAAAGCAGTCCACTACCACCCCTCCAACCAAAACAGTTGGTGTTGCCGTAGAAACAGGGGAACTTTTAGCCTCGTCTGTAAACTCAAAGCAAAAGGCAGAAGAATTTTTGAAGCGGTTACAAACCGCGTTACAATACGCGAGCAAGAAGCACGCACCAAAGTTGCAGCATCAAATAGAAATAGTACAGGAGTTGATTAGTGAAATCTTCTAGTGTTTACGCTACTGTGTTTGTTCTTAGGGAATATTGTTATAACCATCAATCAGAGGAACCTTGGTTAGTTATAGGCTTCATTGTAGATAAGTCAAAAGGTAATGGCGCCACAAAGCGAGAATTCTTTGATTACATGTGGGAGAAAGGTTTTGACGAGGGTTTATGTCTGAAGATATAAAAATAAAACCAGAACGATTAACTCCTAAACAGCAACGTTTTGTTGCCGCTACTGCTCAAGGTATTTCTGGAAAGGACGCCGTAATTGCTGCAGGTTACAATGTCACAACCGACAGTAGTGCTGAGTCTTTGGCTAGTAAAATGTTAGCTCAACCTAAAATACAAAATGCACTGTCGGCGTCTATCACGCGACAGTTCCCAAACGTGCCAGACATGGCAGCAAATACTTTAGTTGATATTCTTATCAACCCAGAAGGGCGCGCAGGCGATAAACTAAAAGCAATCGAATTGCTATGTCGTATTTGTGGTTGGCAAGCGCCAAGTCAACATGCGTCACTGAATGTTTCAGTTAGTGAGAAGTTTAAACTACCGGAGGAATAGTATGATTATTTTAAAAAAAGCGGATGGGTTATCAAATATTGAGATGGTTCTAACAGCCGAAGGTTTAACTTGGATGGAAGTTAGTAACGAATTTATTAGTTTTCTTTCCGCGTGTGGTTATGTAGTAACAGGGTATGAAGTTGGCAACCACCTATGCGCAGAGTTTGCTTTTCAAAAAGAAAAAGAAAAGGATGAACCACTTGTATTAGAACACGAGTGCAAACCTAAAAGAAAAAGGAGAAAGAAAAATGCCCGGACATTACAAAAAAGGTAAAGTCGAAAAAGTAATGCACGAATATAAAGAAGGAGAGTTGCGTTCCGGTTCTAAAAAAGGACCGAAAGTAAAGTCCCGTAAGCAAGCGATTGCAATTGCTCTCTCGGAAGCACGAGAAGCTGGTGAGCCGGTACCCAAGAAATCATCTGCTGCTAAACGATTAGGCATGATGAAGAAAAAGAAAAAGTGATAAGATTACTGGCATATCTAGTGCCGGTTCTCGGTCTACTACTTAGCATTAAGATTTGTTTTAGCTTTAGTCAATGTAACGACAACAGTTTACTAATTATTGCTTTAACCTATCTTACACTAATCTATACTTACTTGCCGAGGAAACGATGAAAGTAAAACCTTATTGGTGGTACAAAAATAAGTACGGAGATAAACAAGGTAACTGGCCCGTAAAATTAAACGGCCAATATATCCTATTACCATTAGCCGTAGAAATGTACATAGTACAGAAGTACTGGCACTTACGCGATAGTGTTGGCATTAAAAAAATTTACTACAAAAAACTGAAAGAGTACCTACCTAAGCTTTCTGTTTAGTGGATTTTAACAGTGATCGGTGTGCAACAAAGCGAATTCATCTTTGTATTCTACCATATAGCATTTTAGCTGTCAATACCACATCGGCACAATTCATTTTAGGATTATGCCTTCTTATTTGTAGAACAATCCCAGCCATGCGAGCAGCACTGGCAGAGGTTCCTACTGCATCTCCACGTACATACTCTAACCATGAGTCTGCGTCGTTAGAAAACGGCGCTCTTACTCCATTAAACAAAGTACCCACACTTAGTATACAATTGTTTTTATAATTTGCAGGGTAGAATAATCTACCACCCCCAGCATTTCCAGCCGCAGCAACCATAATAACATCACGATTAGCAAACTCTTCTAGTATTGCTTTCTCTTCTTCTAGTACTATGATACCACCATAGCTTAATGATAATACTTTTACAGACCTAGTAAGAGATTCGTGTAAGGCAGCCAGTAAAGGCACCTTAAATTGTGGACCAGGTTGCCAAGTAATTTGCTCCGCATCTACAGGCTTTGAATTAAGTAGGTCTAGCTGATTCTTAAGGCTACGTGCCATGTCCGTGCCGTGGTTTGACGGATGCACATAAGAATTTTTGCGCATATTAAGCCTTCCAGTATAAGACACTGAATTACCTACATCAACCTGTATAATGTCTACTGCTAAAGCACAGATTGCTACGTGAAAAATAAAAAGTAGTTTCATTCGACACTCCCTACAAGGTTATAAACAACTAAAAGAATAATTACAAAGACTAGGGTAATCATTAAAACTCCCATCTAAAAGAGAGCACGGTGCGGTCCGAACGTAGAAACACATTGAACCGCCCATGCGTCACATTTATTTGTCTCTCATACGCCACCTTACTAATAACAAATAGGGTATCAGTGTACTTGTTTCGCACATGTGGTTCGACCTGCATTTTAATGCGGTCAACCCGCCTGTTAAGCTCTGCATTATACTCTACAGTAGCTTGCTGCAATGTAATGCGACAAGCATTTACCTGAGTTTGCAGTGTGATACCACATATTGTAGCTATTATTTGGTGAAGCATTCTTTATATATTTTCTTAAGTGTATCCCGCTTGATACCGAGATAAGAATCCTGCCGTTTATTATGTATAACAATGCGAGACTTGTTTTCCGTAAAGTAAACGTCAACACTTTTATTAATGGTAACTTTCTTAAGGTTACTTCGGGTCTGGTTCCTTGGTGCAAACGCTTCGTACATTCCGTCACTCATCTGAATCCTCCTTCTTTTCTAATCTTGTATGTAAATCCATTGACTTAGTTAATCTTACGGGTAATTTTAAAAACATGCTCCTAATAACTATTGAGCAGGCCCTCCCTTCTTCATCTTCAAAACCAAAACCGATAGCGCCAACAGGCTCGTCAGAATACTGTATGTCACAAGATTCTGTATCAGGTATGTTTTCTTTATCTCCGTAAGCTACTAGCATTCTTAAGTCTCCCCATGATATTTTCATTATTAGTATCCTCCTTTTTTATACCAGCCCTGCCCTTTAAGCACAAATCCTCCAGCATTTAGCGAGAAAACCTTTTCAGTTTTCTCAGACTTGCACTTAGGACACGGCGGCGTTGGTGTTACAGATTCTTTAATAGAACGCTCGTATTCAAACGTCGTACTACATTCTGTGCATTTAGCGTCGTATTTCATTTTGTAAATCCTTGAAAAACAAAGGCTCCAGTTACTCCTACAAGTACGTAAAAATACCACGGCAATCCTTTAGATGAATCAGTCTCACGAAGTTTCTCATCTTGACGCTTAATAACATCTTTGAGAATCTTACTTTCTTTTTCTAAAGTCTCCGTGTATTCTACACAAGCGGTTAACACTTCGTCGCACTTTGGCTTAGGCGTCTCCGCTTGGACCGTCGCCGCGGTAGTGCTCAAGTAAAGAGCGCATACGGTCACGAGCACGGTCACGTTCTTGCTGTATCGCTTTGAGTTTATCGGATAAGGCTTCATCTTCTTTCTCCTTTAACTTTATTTTAAGTTCTTTGTTATTGCGAGATATTATGTAATTATAGACTAAAAGTATTACTCCAATAATAGACAATGCCATATCTTTCATATGTACTCCGTTTTTGGTTTGCCGCATGCTGGACACGGCGTGTTGATATTATCATTAGTTAACTCACGGTTGTCACTAAACCCGCAGGACACACAATGCCAAGTGTTGGCCGCGTGTAACTCTGCCTCTGCGTCAGTTTCAAAGATGAGGGGGCAACCTTCTATTGAACACCTAGTCATCTCGTTTTGCACATAGTCAAAACAAACTTTGTGTAAACATTCAAAGTTACGGGCTTCGATGTAGGAACCTGGAGCTAGGTCCAGCCTATACCGTGTTTCCCCATTTTGTGCAATAAACTGTTTCATAAAATTATACTCCTTTTTGTGTTAAAAGTCAAAGACAAAAACTGTGCCAATAGCAGCAGCTTGCCCAGCCACATTAGCTAGGATGTCTCCACCATCTAGTCTTCTTGTTTTCCCTGCGTCAAACATCTCTTTGGTAAACCATACCATTGAGGTTACTGCCGCAGAAAATACTAAGGCATCCGTTCTTTCCATGCGAAAGGCATGAGAAGAAATCCCGTAACTCACCGTTTGAATTGCATATACTGCCGCAAAGTGGTTGACTTTGTCGGGCTCTATAGCGTACGAGGTAGAGCAAAGTAGTGTTGCTAATATTAGGACGCGCATTTTTTCCCCCCTTGTATTTTAAAAAGTTTAGCGGGCTCATCATTAAATATTCGACTGTTTTCAATAGGTACACTTATATAACCGTTAAAAGTTTTTATGCTGATAACGTACTTGTCTACTCCAACAACTTCGCCAAAGTAAACAAAAACACAATCTTCTCCTTCTGGATACTTAACTCGAACGTGGTCACCTATTTTTATTTGATTAAGCGTTAGTCTCATATATTCTCCTTTCCTATTTTAACTTCTTGACTTTCTCAATTAAAAAAGTCTGTTTGTAACCGGTCATGTCAATTAACTCTGCCTTTGTAATTTTAGTTTCCCCTTCTTTATTTTCCCATAAAAGCGCAGTCACAAGCCTACGTTTCTTGTCTTCACATACGACTGCATCACCTACACTTAAAGAAAGAGAATCTATTTCTTTAATATACTCAAGCAATACTTTAAGAATATCAGGAGAATTTTTGATATAGTCCTTAATCTTCTCGATTGCAATTGTATCCTTGTTCGTAATTAAGTTTAGGTTTGTTGCATAGGTTTGAGCTAAATAAAAGTTTTCTGTTTTCATGTATTCTCCTTTTGTTATATTAGTCCTAGTTCTTCAAAAAGTTTGTGCGCATATTCCCGCACGCCTGCGTTAGAGCATTCATGAACATTAACAAACGGTACTCCGTTATCGTCTAGTTCAAGTCTCGCTTTGTATGTTTTCGTTTCAAATGTGAATAACATCCATGCGCATGGTATTTCAATATCTTTCATCACATCACCTCACTTTTTTCAGTTAAGAATGCCGGTTTTTTCGAGCCGTTTGCTAACATGTATTCAAGCCGGTTAACAATTCTAACCTCGTTATCAAATGTAGTTTCGTCGTCGTCTCCGTCACTAGTCCATGTCACTATGTGATATTTAGGGTTACGTTTAATAAAGTCTAACAATTCATGCAGTCTATCCGTTGAGAAATACATTCCATTATCGGGCTCAATCCCAATTGTTTTCCAGTCTGCCGTTTCGTCAAGTATTCCCACATAGTCTCTAAACTCATCATAGTTGTCAAAGAGTTTCATGTTAACCTACCTTTCGTTTAAGTTCGGGTACTTTCGACCAATTGGTATTTTCAATGTTTTTAGTCCCATGATAGACTAAACCTATTCTAGGGTTTTTTCCTAGCGCGATATCATCTTGATTAGACGCATCGGCATACCCTGCCCGTTTTAAGTCGGCCACGTTCTCAAATACAAGAGAATGTCGGTCTTTAGTCACGTCAATAAGCTTGTCCTGCGTGCCGCCGAACGAAAATATAACGGTGAAGTTTTTAGGTAATTCATGAAATTTCAGCATAGTGACCATTTTCGTATAGGCATAGAATTCGACATTCGGTCGAGCCTTAATTATTTTTAACCATCGGTGTAAGTACTCTTCACTGTAAAAATCGCCGCTATCATGAATGCGAATACGCTCTGCTTTGCAATTGTCAATCTCTTTAAGCATTGCATCAATAAATTCATTAGATTGCGTCAAAGCAAGGCGCGCTTCAAAGGTGCGCGCCACGTTTGAGAATCGATACGCGCCTGCTAATGCATAGCATCCCTTAGCGCATGCGCCTGCGTTAGGGCAGGTAAACATTCCACTAGTGGATTTAAAAGCTGGAATACCGAAGTTAAACGTGCGTTTCTTAGACTTCTTTATCTTGCTATTTTGTGTTAGTAACTGCATAATTATTCACTCCAATACTCGCAGGGATTTGAAAATCGCGGTCTTTAAGGTAGCGACGGACTATATTCCTACCCTCATACCAGTCGTCTAGATAACCATCGCTTGACACTTCAATTAAGTCACCTAGATGATGCTTTAAAATGAGCAGACATGCTACAACTACAACGTCGTAGGGTTTAGCTGCGGTTTTGCAAAAGTTCTGATAATCGGAATTCAAAACCTCTTTAAACGTGGCTCGCAGGCTAAAGTCTTCATGCGCGTCACTGCCCTTGCCGTTAAAGAAAATACCGTCGTATTTACCGGGCTCTGAATGCGCGGAATATCCTGATAATTCTCCGTTGATAATATAATACGCTCTAATCAACTTTGCGCAGTCTTTAATAGCTGCAGCATACTTTTTTTCAGCCAAGCATGCTTCACCTTTTTTAGGCTTGTTAAATGTCCAGTAATGCGTGTATCCCATAATTAACCTCGCGGTTAAGGGGATAGCCTAAACTATCCCCTCGTTGGTAGTTAAGCGGCAATCTGCAACATTGCATCGAATAGTGCCGCGTTTAGTTCAAGTTTAGATTGTACGCCGTTAATAGCACGCGCTTTCCTAATCTCGTTTTTCTCGTCAACGTATCTAAACCCATTGACAACGGATTCTTGAACGCGATTAAGTACTGCCCATGCTGTATTGCCTTTATCAGCTTCACGTCGAGCGGTGTTAAATTGCTCAATGTCAGTAGTTAACGGATTGATACCTCTAACTATTGTAGCTACAAGCTTAAAGTTTTCATATTGCTCATCGGTCAAAGTTGTAGTTTGTAGTTTTGCAATAGCCTCATGTACTTTGTGCAATTGTGATAACAAAGTAGCTACTGCCTTAGAGACTTTTTCGGCGGTATATCCTACGTGCCTAATTCTAACAGGCGGCACAAGTACCTTCCCGATTACTAGACCATTAGAACATACAAGCCTAAACACTCCGAATTGTAGTACAAACGAGGTAGAGCCATCGTGTGAGTTAAGAACTACAATCTCAGCAAAGTCACCATCAGGCAGTCTAAACGCTTCATTCCTGAAACGCATAGCATGCTTTCCTAGGCCAGTGCGAGACCTGCCCGTTTTGGAAGTGATATTCCAGCCTAATACTGACATATCATCAATGAATTGTTTTGTACTAATGAAACCGTACCTTGCGCTAACATTAACGCTCGGTGCGATTGCTTCGAATGGGTTACTCATGGTTATCTCCTTTGTTAATATAAGTAGCTTAGCACACACTCGTATACAAAGCTAGTATCTTCATTTAAAATATCTAATTCTTCTTGAGTCATCTCTCTACCGTTATAGGATGCTGATACGATAAAAGCATCACAAAAATCAGGCGCGTCTCTATGGTCAATACCATCAAGTTGAATGTCCTCAATTAATGAATAATCAAGTTTCATCGTAGTCCTGCTCCTCTAATTCCTCATCAATCTCCCCCTCGTATTCATTAAAGCAATTCTCGCAGTATTCGTCAAGGGAATGATTGCATAGTTTGCTATCTCCTAATTCTAATTGTGCTATCAATTTGTGTATTGACATATTATCCACCTTTCTCTTCTGTGATTACATAACAAAATTCTCTTCCTGTATAAGTTTTAGATATAGAGAAAGAAATGCTATTTGCGCCGTTAGTGTCCCCACCCCTGAATACACTTTTTTTAATACCAACAAACTTTGCAATAGCTGCATGTATGTTTGAAGCATTTATTGTCGTGCCTTTGCTATTTTTTCCTTGTAAATATTTTATTTTGAATCTCATAAATTACTCTCTTTCTTGAACTTGTTGTTCAATAGTTTTCTGAATATCTCTGACCTTTGCATCAGCTAGTTTTTTACCTAAGCCTGCAATGCCAAGCACTAAGGCAATGGTAAGAACTACGATTAGTGTCAGTGTAGTTGAACCCTTTAGCATATAAACTCCTTGGTTAGTTTGGTTAAGTCTCACACCATTAGAATGTTGCATATAACGCGCCGCTTGTAAAGTATTGAAATTTCTATATCGCAATTGTGAAAACGTGTAGAACTTCCACTCAGTGCTATCCTACTTTTCCACCTAAGTAATTGATATTGCAAACGAATCCCCCCAATTGTATATCTTTTAGTAGCAAGAACGTAGACAGTTAGGCACGAGCGCGAGCGTTGCAAGACCCCATACGCCATGGGGGTAGGGCACCAACGGGCACGGGTCCCCCGACGGAGAGAGCTTTTTTATCTTCGGCTTCGTGTGTATTTCTAGCCCGGTTTTATTTTATAGGGCTTTTTGATCTGGCAAGGGCGGGGGGATGGAGGGGGGTGGGTTACAACGCGCCTATAAACGATCCTTGCAAGAAATAATGGCATTTGCGGGCGGGGTAGCGACCGGTAGCGGGTGGGTCGCGGGTTTAGCAAGTACACTCGCTTTTGCTAATTAATAAGTACTAGATATGTAAACTATACCTATTTACGGCAGATACTGTCAAAAAATAATAAAAAAAAGACTTGACTTTTGTAAAAACGTGTGTTATACTTGTGATATAATGGGCGCCGCATAAACACGACGCCGTTATTCTTACCTGCGGCTATAGCACGCATGGGGCGTCACCTGCCAACTCGCGACAAAGTGGTGAGCTACCCGGAGGCTACCGGGACTTCTAAAAGGATTTTCATGGCCAATCTTAAAACTAAATTACGCCTTTCTAAGGCTGCCAGAAAAGCGGGGTCTAAGGACCCCTTTGTTGGCTATACACCCTCCAAACATTCTAGGGAGGGGGGGTTAAATGACGAATACCGGCGGCGGGTTAACAGGGAAACCGGCAGTAATTTGCAAGCGCCGGTGACCGGTAAAGTAAAGCCAGGCTCAAAAGACGCTAAACGTCGTAAAAGTTTTTGTGCTCGTATGGGTGGGGTTAAAGGACCGACCAGTAAAAACGGTAAACTAACGCCTAAAGGCGCGGCGTTAAAGAGGTGGCGCTGCTAGCGCGCGCCCCTTACCGACTACCGGTAGTACGCCCAGCCTTAAAAGCTGGGCTACCAACGTATACACTATATACGTATACACTATTTTGCGTCTGTACATCC